ACGGCACTGTTGGCAGATTCGTCGTCCGTGTATGAGCCGGACCCGCCCGACGACGTGGACTTCCCGATGCTGACGCTCATGCAGTCAGACGACGGGCCGGTCACCGAATGCACCGGGTATGGCGAGTTTGCGGCCCAGTTACAGATTGATGTGTGGTCAACCAGCCCCAGGACCAACGAGCAGATCAAGTCACGGTTGGACGAGTTGTTGGAGATACCGAAAATTCGGGCTACCGCCATAACCACAACGAATTACAATGTAACCAACGTCAGTCGCAGCAGCGCAAACTTTGTGGGAACTGTCGAGATCGAGAAGGACGGAAAACTAATCAGGCATCTTGCGACCGAGTGGGATGTGAAAATTCGCAAAACGACATAACGAGGAGACGGACTCATGGCGATTAGTGACATTGTAGGCGGGCCTGCGGACGTGGAGCTGGGGGCAGCATCATCGGAAGCAACCATCGGAAACACGACCGGGGGAGTGACCGCGACGGTGACGCCACAGAACCGTGAGCGGATCGTTGACCAGTACGGCTCGACCGCGCTGGCGATCATCCACACGGGCGACGAGGTCAGAGTGACCGTTCCGTGGGCCGAGTGGACATCCGCCACCCTGAATGAAATCTACGACCCCGGCACAGACGCCGGGACCAGCAAGGGCGTTGGTCGGTCGGCGGGGTACATCTACACCACGCAGTCGATGGACATCACGCCGTTCCTGACAGCCGATGCCGCCAAGACCGTTGAGTTCTACTCGGTCACGCCCATCGGTGAAGTCAGCTTGGCGTTCAACAACGATGACGACCGGATCATGGAAGTTGAATACGCCGCGCTGGCTGATACCAGCAAGACCGATGGCTCGCTCGTCGGCTTGCTGAACCTGAGCTAGGTTCCTGCTTGAGGACGCTCCAGGCAGTTGATACCCTTGCCGGTATATCTGGCAGGGGTATCAACGCGTTTGAAGGGAGCGGCAGATGGAAGAACATCCGGACACCATCTCTGTCGAGCTGAGTGACGGGAAGGTCGTAGATGTTGAGCATCTCGACTGGGCCGGTTACAAAAAACTTCGGCCGAAACTGTCCGAGAAGCTGGCCGAGTCCATGTCCTCCTTCGACGGGGATAACGAGCTGACCCCGATGGGGATGATGAAGCCTATGGTCGGGTTGCTCGACCAGATTCTCGGGGACTTCACCGAGGATTTCGTGACGGCCTGTGTGCGTGACAAGAAGTCACTCAAGAACGTCACGAAACCCATCGACTGGCTACGGCTCAGGGAAGCAGCCGCAAAGGTGAATAACATCACCGAGATTCTGGACCTGGAGGGAAACGCAATCGCGGCCAGCGTGCGGATAGTGATGACGAGATTCACCGCGCTGGCCGCCGACAATGGTGGACCGGAGTAGAACATATCCTCGCGTTTCATTACGGATGGTCGATCAAGTCAATTGATCGTCTTCCGTGGGGCGAGGTGCTGGACCACGTCGAACTCATCCACCGCTCGGTGGGGAGCCGGATGCAATGGGATCTGGCAGCGGCCTCGTTTGCGCACACGTCGGATTCGGGTCGCCGCGAGATACAGGCCGGGATCACGCAATACCTGTCGTTTACGATGGATCAAGGGGACGGCACACAGGACAAGCATCGGATATATGACGAGATGCCAGGCGATCAGCGCGTGCTGGCGATTGGGAGTTCGCTGGAGAACGAGGGGATGGAGTTTCTCGACCGCCGCCCGCATCACCGGGCGTGGCTGGAGGATAAAGGGATATCGCCCGGGGACGCACGGTTGCGGTATACTCAATGGCGCGCCGGTGTGAAGGCCGCGAAGGACAAGCGGGCGAGTGGCGACGGTGGAGATGATTGATGGCTGACACGGTCACGCTCGGCACGGTGACGATGAACGGGCCGGTCGGCGGTGGCCAGAGCGTGCGACCACAGCCACGATTTGTGTCAGGACGCACCGTCAACGGCACCACCTACACCTACCAGAAGAACGATGTCACGCAGAACATCTGGGTGCTGGACTTCCGCGACCTGACCGCTGCCCAGAAGACGGCGTTGCAGACCTATTTCAACGACGTGGCGAAGGGTCCGAGCAACACGTTCAGCTACACCCACACCGACGCGACGGTGTACACGGGGGTGCGGTTCGTTGATAACGTGCTGGCCTTCTCGCGGATCGACGGGGGCAAGTTCTTCAGCTGCCAGATCAAGCTACTCATGGCTGTCGAGATCGACGGCTAACCAGTCACGGATGATGACATGGCAACACTCAATCGCCTGGTAACGGTCTTTTCCGCAAACACCACGTCGTTCACGGCGTCGCTGAAGAAGATGACCGTGTCGATGACCGCTTTCAAGGCAAGCGTGGTCTCATCAGGAAAGGCCATCAACTCAGCCTTCAACCGGATGGCACTTGCGTCGAGCGTTAGCGCGTTGCTGATGATAAAGCACTACGCCGATTTCGAGAAGCGAATGGCGTCGGTGGGTGCGATCCTCGGAAAAAACGCCGGGGAGATGACAACCCTGACCAAGGCGGCGAAGCTGCTGGGTCGGACCACGATCTTCACCGCGACCCAGGCGGCCGAGGCACAGCAGGTCTTGGCGATGGCCGGTCTCACCCAAAAAGAGATATTGATGGCACTTGGGCCTGCGCTGCAACTCGCGGCGGTGGGCGAAATTGAAATCGCCCAAGCGGCCGAAGTCGCCGCCAAGACCATGCGGGGGATGGGACTCGACGCAGAGCAGTTGTACCGGGTCAACAACGTGCTGGCCGGAGCGTTGGTGAGCAGCACCACGAACATGACCCAGCTCGGGGACGCGTTGAAATACGTCGCCCCGCTCGCCGCTGCCACCAACACGTCCATCGAAGATACGGTGGCGATGATCGGCACGCTCTCCAGTGCCGGGTTCCAGGGCGAGATGGCGGGAACCGGGCTGCGGCAGGCGATGGCGAAACTGGCTGGTTCGACCCCGCACGCGACCAAGGTGCTTGCCGACTTCGGCATCACGACTGTCGACGCCAGCAAGAACATGCTGCCGATGTTCGACATCCTGTTCCAGATGGAGCAGCAGGCACTCTCTGCTGGCCAGGTGTTTGAAATCTTCGGCGCAAGAGCCGGGCCGCAGATGCTTGCGCTGCTGCGCGAGGGCGTCGTGGGGCTGGAAGAATACTCGGATTCACTGGAGAAGGCCAACGACGAGATGTTGGCTGCGACGATTGAGCAGGCAAAGCTCGACACGATCTGGGGTGCGTGGAGGCTGATGATCTCGGCCGTCAGCGGGGTCGTCATTGACTCGTCAGAAGCAATTGCAGACACGATTAGAGAGGTGCAGGCGCGGTTCACCAAGTTTTTCGACAGCATAGAAAGCCGTCAGCGAGTCATCAGTGCCTTGTCAGATTTCATGCGCTCGTTCATGGGGACGCTGGAAAGTCTCCTGGGGTGGCTCAACGGTAACGCCGCAGGGGTGATGCGGTTCGTCTCGGCACTGGGCAAATTTATGGGAATGATCTTTACGTTCCTGGCCGAACACCCAACACTCATGGCTGCGCTGATCGCGCTGAAGGTTGCCGGTTTTCTCGGACTGACAACTGCCGCGCTCTCATTGGGTCGTGTGCTGATGCACCTGGCTCTGATGGTATTCCCTGGTGTTGCTGCTGCTGCGGGCACCGCCGCAACCGCAACAACGGCGGCTGGCACCGCAGCAGCGACGGCGGGCACCGCTGCCACAGCAGGCGCGGCGGGATTCTCGGCACTTGCGATTGCGATGGCCCCATTTGCTCTCCTCGCCGCAGGAGTCGCAGCAGGTATGGGCGCGATCAAGATGGCGCAGATGGATCTCAATAAAGAGATCGAGGATGGCGTCGGGCTGACCGACAAGCTGCGCGACGCGCAGATGCGCAGACTCGACGCTGACAAAACAGCGGCAGTCGAAATCGAGGATGTGAAGGATAGGCTGAAAGCACTCGGAGAGGTTCAGGGGGATGTCGCTCAAGCGCATGCGCAATCACAACAGGCGATCAAGGGATATGAGACTGAGGTGTTGCGTCTCCAAGGGCGGATCTCCCATATCCGCGCACAGGCAGAGTCGACTTGGACGAGGTCGTTAACGCTGATCGAAATGGGGGTCGGGTCTGGAGGCGCGCAGTACCTAGCCTTTGTGGCACAAGCGAAGGAGGCCGAAGCGGATTTGGCGGCAGAAATCGAGAAAGAAATCGCGCTGAAGAAACAACTTGAGGCGGTCAACGAAACACTATCGGAGCAACGGGGGGACATAAATCCTTATACGGGAGAGAGACAATTTACTGCGAAGCAGTTTGCGGCTGCGGAGGGCGCGGAGACGGACAAGCGTGGGCCCTGGCAATCGCCGACTGACTACGCGCCAGCCGACTATTCTGCGGCGGCTGTTGGTGTAACGCCACAGGGCTTACCAAGTATGGCCGAAGAACCTGTGACGGACGTTGCAAAAGCAATCGCCGACCGAATCAAAGACACCCGGCGCACGGAAGAACGAGAAAAGTTCGGGCGTCCGGCTGCTCGTGAGGGAGCCGAGTTGGGGGATTTCTTGGGGTTGGGTCCGGCCAAGGACGAAATCCAGTCGTTTATGAACTCCCTTGAAGGTCTGTCTAAAGCACAAGTGGACAACTTGCTTGACGTGCGGTCGTTTCAGATCGAGATCAATGGGGACATAGCCGCCGCCGATAAGCTCATGCGCGAAGACGCATTGGCCATGTTGAGCGAACATCATAACGAGATCAAGAGGCTGGAGGATGTCAAGAAATTGCAGGAGGTCCAGGCAAAGGCCGGATCTCTTGAAGAACAGATCATGGCTGACACCCACGCCACCGCCGCGATCGAGATGTATTACACAAACATCAAGATGCATCTCGATAACGGGAACTTATCGGCCCAGAAGTATTCGGAACAACTTGCCCGAGTCTCAGTGGCATACCAACTCTCCGGGTCTATGGCTGACCAACTTGCGAAGGTTGAATTATCTAAATTCCAGGTGGAAAAACAGGCTAAAGAGGGTGCGCTGTCGTTCAGGAAGCAATACCAGCAACTGCAAAACGAGTTCTTTACGGGCGTGAAGAACACGTCCCAGTACCGATTCGCGCTCAGGTCTCTGACGGCCGAAATGCGGGAATCGACAAGGGCGGCCAGGGAAGAAGCGGCCGCGAAAAAGAAAGCGGCGGCTGAAGCAAAACGCAGAGCGGACAAGCTGTCACGTGATACTGATAAGGCACTTGCAGGGGGAGGTGGAGGTGGTCAAGCCCAGAAGATCGTAGAAGGGCCGATGGATCAGCTCAGGAAGGCTCACGCCCTAGCGATGTCTCGGGTCCAGCTTCTCCGCTCCAGCAAGGAGATGTTCGGTCGAGACATCTCGGGGTCAAGGCTCGGCAACATACGCAAGCGGCGCGAGTCGTTCCAGCAGGCCGTCTCTGATGTCACGAACATCCAGGCCATGATCGCCAACATGAGAATGGCAGCGATGCGTGGCCCGATGATGGCGATGTTGGCAAACGCCCCGGTATTCGGGCGAGGCATGGGCGACCCCGGCATGGTGACGCAAGGGAATGTCACGATCAGCCTGCCGAACGTGAACCGCGTGAACAACGAGGACATCGCTTCCCTGGCTGACCGGCTTGAGGACGAGCAGAAACGACGGGGGAGGCAGGTGGTCTAGTGGTACGGACGCTCAACCTGCCCGCGTCGTTCGCCGCCGAGATGACCCGGGTTGGCGGTTCGTTCCCACGGTTCGTCCTGGGGATCGACTACGACGGGGTGCTGAAATACTACAGCGACATCGACATCGCGACGGCTGACCTGGCTGCGGACGGCAAGATCACGAGCTGGGGTCAGCTCCAGTTGCAGGCGAAGGCCGGGAGCGTTGGCGGCCACCAGAACATCTCGTTGACCATCGAAGACAGCGACCTCGTGTTGCTCGATGAGTTCACCGACTGGCCCGGCATCCAAACGCGGGCCTGCTACATCTTCATGTATTACGACCCGGCCCCGACCGGCGGCGGCTGGGACGACCGCATCACTCTGTTCAAGGGTGTGGTCGGCCCCTCGGTGAAGTTCGATGAGAAGTCGGCGACGTGGAACATCACGCTGGTCGATATCGGCAAGAAGAACAACCCGTCCATCGGCGTGCCGTGGACCCGCCAGGTGTTCTCCTCGATGAACTGCTCGACGTGCCAGCAGCAGTCAGGGTCGAGCATCATCCCGATCGCCTACGGCGACCCGGTTCTTGGCGTGCGAGGGTGTGCGATCCACCGCCCCGGATACGGGTATATTTGTCAGGCTGAATGCTCGGTCTATCCATACTGGACGGAGGTTGAACCGTGTCGCTTGGATCCAGTAGACCTCTGGTTCACGATCTGCCAGAGCCGGATGTGGCAGTTCGAGACGGGCGAGCAATGCGTCGCTGTGGAAGGAAGTACATGGTGGCCCGACTCAATGAGCAATTGGATCAACGAGGGTCACGAAGTCATCTGCGGCAACCTGCACGCCAACGGGCTGTTCGAGATATATGACATCCACAACCAGTCTCATTTCTCCTGGGATGCCGGGAGTCAGCGGGACGCGCGAGGCTCCTGGGCGGCGACCGGGCGCGGCAGTTATTACGTCACGGGCGGCGTCAAGTATCTCACGGTCCCGAAGAATGCGTTTGCCGATTGGACAAATGGCGGAGCAAGCTACCAGGGAGCGTTGACCATCTGGGTCAACTGTAGCGGTGGCTGGATGCCATACACCTCCACCGAGTGGGTGTCGGTGTCAGCGAGTCATGTCGCCTTCGCAAGCACTGGCGGTGGTCCCGGTGATTACACCGATCCGTGTCCGAATAACAACTATCCGTTCATCGCGACGTTTGGAAATATGGGGAACGGCACCCACTGGCTCGGATCGAAGGTGATGGCGGGTGACCCGTTCGTGTATGCCGTCAACTTCTTGCCCAGCGAGTCGGTAGACCAACTCTACCTGGAGAACGCGGGGTTCATCGACAACAACCTCTGGACGGCGAACCTCAACGACAAGACGTACAACGTCGCCTTGAAGCGTGACCCGAGCGACGACGGGATCACGACGGTGACCTTCCACGGGTGGTTCCAGCACACCTACTGGATGGGCAAGATGATCTACGGCGAGGCGACGCTGGATTCAATTCTAGCCAACCTCAAGGGGATCATGGGTCACCCCGATCACCGGGCGTATGACGGCACCGCGTTGTCCAACCCGGTGGACATCATCGAGGACTATCTGACCAATCCGTTCCTGGGCAACACGCCCTACTCGATGATCGACACCGCAGCGTTCGATGTGGCGAAGGACCGGCTGGAAGCACTGACCGACGACATCGCCCCGAGCAACGACCCGCAGGGTCTTCGGTTTGCCTTCGCACAGTACGAACCGGAGGAACTCAACAAGTACATCCAAGAGTTGGCGTTCCACGGGACGATGCTGTTCTTCTGGGACATGGGCTTGGCGACCCTGTCGGTCATCTTCGCGGTGTGGGAACAGGACGACACGGTCTTCGAGTTGAACGAGTCCAACCAGTCCGACGACACGTTCGGTTTCGAGATGATCGACATCGAGGAGTCGCCGACAGAGTTGGTGGGTGTGTTCAGCCAATGGACGAGAGTCTACGGGACCGGCACGAGCAATATGGGCCAGTATCGCGGGGTGAAGTCCGCGACCCAGAACATCATCCGGCGGTCGTCGGAAGCGGAACTGCATCGCCCTCGCAAGAGCGAGGAGTTGAAGTTGTGGATGTACCAGGAAGTCTACTCGGTCAACTACGTTCTGGAGACGTGGCTGCGGGATCGGGTCAACACGAGTGCGCGGGTCAATGCGTCGGCCCACCTGGACGCGATGCTGCTCCAGCCAGGTGACATCATCGACATCCAGCGACAGAGCGGTGTGCCGAAGGTGTTGTTGCACAAGATGGCACGGATTGAGTCGGCGAGCCAAAGCATCGGCGACCCTCGCAGCGACAAGTCGGGCGAGATCAAGTTCAAAGCGGTCGTGCGATTGACCGACTTTGCCATCGAAGCGGCGGCAATCAGGGCGCAGGACTGCGACGACACGGTCCCATCACCACTGGACACCACGCCGCCGCCGGGGTCGATTGTGGCTGGGGCGGCGACCACCACCGTGTTGCCGACAACGACGACGGTAACGGTTCCTCCAGTCACAACGCTGCCAGCGACCACGACCACCGCACCGATCCCACCGACGACCAGCACGA